GAAGGGAAGAGATATCTCTGCTCAATGAATGGAGAAATGTTTCCCCCACATTTGCTAAAGTGTACGACAGTATTGTTGCTCCTGATTTACATCTTGCTATATATGATACAAAAGGTGCTGTTCGTCGTCCGAGAAGTGCTGATTCTTTTCATACTGAAAAATCAAATATGATTGGAACATTCATGACAGCCGATATGAAGCACAATGGATTCAAAGGATTAAATGAAATATTTCATGATGTTAGACCTGGGTTTTTCCCTGGGGTACAACAAACAGTTAGATATTTAGGTAAGAAAATATCTGCTGCAGATAATTTAAAAATTATTAGAGCTGTTAGAGGACAAGCTCCGATGCCCAAAGGCAAACTTGGGCAAGTCGTTAGAGATTTACAAGAGCTATTTAGAAGATCAGATGAATATATTAAAAAAGTATTTCCTGATCATGAAACGCTTGCAAATTATTTTCCGCAATCTTGGAATCAAAGATACATAAAAAAACATCAAGATCAATTTATAAATGACCTTACTAACTTCTTGGAAGATCCAAAAGTACGTAAATATATGGAAGATAAGCATGGTAAAATTCATGCATCACAACTTGCTGAAGAAATTACTCTTAACATTATTGGTGAAGGAAGAACTTTAGCAAGTAATAACATTAATGCTGTAATGTCAGATATAAAAAGAATGACTGGTACCGAAAGTTTAGCAGAAATAAAAGCTATGGCTAAGAGAGCCAGTGGTGTTGACCATGTACGAGTATTAAGGAACCTACCCTCAGAAGTATTTGAAAAATATATGAAGAATGATGCTTATGAGGGAGCACAATTTTATCTAGAAGAAATGGTTTCTCGAGTAGAGTGGGCTAGACGATTTGGTGAGAACAATGAGTTACTGTATAAAGGTCTTATTGATGGCGTAAAAGAAGCAAACGCTAAGGGAGTTGATATAGAAGGATTTAGAGTAGAACGAGCATTAAGAATAGCTGAAGCCATGCAGGGTGTATACAAAATGGGTGGACATCGAGGATGGGTAAAATTTCAAAGGGGATATACAGCTTTTTTAAATGCTGCTTTATTACCTTTAGCTACTGTAGCTTCTCTTCCTGAAGCAGCGTTACCTCTATATAATGGTGGAGTTAAAGCTTATGCAAAAAATTTACCTTCAGCATTAGAGACAGCTGTATTATCTGTAGGTAAAGCTATACATAAAGACTTTAAGATAATAGGAAGACCAGATAAAACCAGAGCTATGATTATAGCTGAGCAAATAAGAAAGTCTGGTGATGTTGCTGTAATGGAAAGAATGAATGCTCTATTTCAAGGGGACACTAGTTGGTTTGGTAATGCTGTATTTCGTTTGAATTTACTTCACTATTGGACGAAGTGGTTAAATCAGGTATCGGTTGGAGTTTACGACTCTATGGTTAAAGATTATTTTAAATCTAAAGCCGCTGGTAAAAGAACTGGTTTAACAAAAGGCGAAGAAGTTCGCATGGAACGATTGATGGAATACTATGGATTAGACATGGCTGAAGGCATGGCTTGGTCAAGAGGTGGGGCTAAATTAGAAGGACCATTTTTTGAGAAGATGAAACGTGGTGCTCACATATTTGCTGAAGATTCGGTACTAACTCCTAATCCAGCTATACTACCCTTGTGGCATTCTAATCCTAACTTAGGTTGGTTAAGACATCTTAAAACATTCCCAACTTTGATTGGTAATAAAGTTATGGCTAAGTGGGGAACAGAAACTTACAAAGGATTCCACGATCAAGGTATGCGAATATCAGGAGGAAGAGCTGGATTATACACAGTAGGTAGTGGAGCTTCAATACTTGCAACAGCTATGGCAGCTAATGAAATAATAGATGTTATAAGGTATGGTGGTAGAGAAAATAATCCGCTATATAAGAAAAAATATAAAGGATTTACGGATCTTGAAATAATTGTTTTAAGAGCTGTAGAAAGAGCTGGTATTTTTGGTATGGGAAATTTCATATTTGATTCTGTATTTCATTCATACACAGGTGCATTTGGAGTATTTATGGGTCCAACATTTACAAAAAGTGAAGCTTTATATAAAGCCTTTGCACAAGGAATACTTAAAGGAAATCCAAAGTCATTAGCTAGAGAGCTTGTTAAAATGACCCCAGCATTAAATGTTAATAAGGAAGTAAGAGAAGAAGCTATTAAAGAATTAACAAAGTTTTTTGTAGAAAATACACTTATGGATAACGTTAAGGGTAGGAGAGACGTTAGATGATTTATAAACATCCAGAAACTGTAGTTAAAGCTATAGATTTTGTAACCTATGGCTGTTCAGGGTGGGCTTGTGTTGCTGCTTATGTTGATCACTATTCAACTTTATTTGCTTTAGGAATAGCCTTTTGTTCTTTGCTTGTTAGTACTTATTTTAAACATAAAACTTATAAATTAGAGAAAAAGAAATTAGAGGTAGTTGATGGAATTAAAACTAAAGAGAGTAGCTGATAATGAAGATGCTACCTTTGGTGTATTAATAAATGGTAATATACCTTTTGCTGTAACTCTTGAGCCCGCTTGGGAAGATAATAAAAAAGGTATAAGTTGTATTCCTTCAGGACCTTACAGTTGTAAAAGAGTTAAGTCTCCAAAATTTGGAGATACATTTGAAATATTAGATGTAGAAGAAAGAACACATATATTGTTTCACAAAGGGAATAGTGAACGTAACACACAAGGATGTGTACTTATTGCTGAAGAATTTGGTAGACTGAATGGCAAAGCTGCAGTACTTGCTAGTGGTAGGGGGTTTACTGAGTTTATGTCTATTCTAAAAGAAGTAGATGAATTTGAATTAATCATAGAGGATAACCACGAATGTTGCAAGCATTAATAGGACCGGTAGCTTCCCTGCTGGATAAATTTATTCCCGATGCGGATACTAAGAATAAATTAGCTCATGAGATAGCTACTTTAGCTGAGAAGCAAGCTCATGAAATTGCTTTAGCTCAGATTGAAGTAAATAAAGAGGATGCAAAAGGTAATTGGTTTCAAGCTGGATGGCGACCAGCGTGTGCTTGGGTATGCGTGGCTGGATTTACAGTTAATTTTTTAGTAAGTCCATTAGCTGAGCCTTTTGGAGTGATAGTACCACAAGCTGATATAAGTACAATGATGCCTGTGTTATTAGGTATGCTTGGATTGGCTGGTGCTAGAAGTTTTGAACGTGTTAAAAAAGTTGGTAAAAACTAAAGGAGTATAAAATGAAATTTGATAAACTACAATGGATGATTATTAAAGATACTGTAATGGATGTAGTAGAATCATTGCCTAATATTATCTGGTATGCAGGATGGTTTGTTATTGGATTTGTAGTCGGTTCTTGGTAAAATGGTTGGTAGGTTACACACACTTGGCACCCAAAGTACCAAGGCACCTGATTTATTTGACAGGTTAGGAACAGCGTTACAACAAAGTAAAAGTGAATCTAAATTTAAGATTACTAAACTTGCGCCCGATTTAGAAAAGATATTTATAAAAGATTTTACCAACTCCCCTTGGTATAGAGATTTTATAAAACGTAGTGGTGGAGAGAAACCTGATATTGGTCCTAATTCTGATTATGATTATAGGGGTGCTTGGTTGGATGATTTAATTAATCCCGTATCACAGGATAAACCAAATCGGACATTAGATTTAACTGCTACTGGTCCAAATGCTCATGGATATTCTAAAGATTCTAGAGGTAAATGGTTAAAGAATCCACAAACTCATAATACATCTTGGAAACAATGGTATAGCGAGATAACGGGCAGTGATCCTGATGAATATAATGTATCAAGAGAAGATGCTGCTGCTATAATAAAAGGGCATATAGAAATGAGAAAACCACAAGATGATACTTGGGGTCCTTCTAAACCAGCACCAACTAAGTATTATTAATATGTCAGACGAAAGTTTAGCTAGAAGTTTAGTAAATAAATTATATGGTACTGCAGAAATAGGTGCTATGATTGGTACTGCTGCTTTTACTGAACCTTTTGCTGGATATAAAGGGTTATTTAATATT